ACGCTCGACGAGGATGATCAGCGCGAGATACTGGGCAAATCGCGGTACGAGCTGTGGCGCAACGGTATGAGTTTGTCGCGATTCGGAGCGGTCGAGCAGGATCCTGTGTGGGGTCCGACGGCAGTGCCAGTGAAACTGGTCGATTTGGGGGAGTGACGATGGATATGCTGCTGAATTACGGAGACGCGATAAAGGCGACGCTCGACGGCAAGGTCGCCGGTTATCTGGTGCGTTTCGGCTCGCCGCGCGACACCGACCTTGAGGGTGACTTTTTTACCAAGAGCACGGATTTCGGTCGACCGATGGCCGAGGGCGAAACGTTCCCATTGCGCCTCTATTACGCGCACGGCATGGACCCTAAGGTCGGTCGCAAGGCCATCGGCGACGGTGTCGTCAAAATGGACGCCGCCGGGCTCTGGTACGAGGGGCAGATCGAGCAGTCTGACGAGTACCGCGAGATGATCAAGCGCCTCGCCAGCGAGGGCCGTCTGGGTTTCAGCTCTGGTGCCGCCGGGCATCTGGTGATCCGCGAGGCGACCGGCATCGGCAAATCGTCTCGCATCACCGCATGGCCGCTGGGCGAGGCCTCGCTCACGCCGCGCCCGGCAGAGTCCCGCAACCTCGCGTCGGTCAAATCGCTGGACGAAATCAAAAACGATTACGAGATGCCGGGTATGCCTGGTGAGATGCCGGGCGATATGCCCGAGGGCGAGCTCCCGGCGTCGCCCGCCGAGGTGTTTGCCGGTTGGCAGATGGACGCCACCGAATCGATCATCGGCCGACTCACCGGGCGAATGCTCGAGGCCGTCGGCGAGATGCTCGAGTACGGCCGGCCGATCGCGGATATCGACGGTGTGCTCACCGAGTACCATCGCATCCTGCTCGAGGTCGCCCAGATGCCGACCGCCGGCAAATCGTTCCGACGATCGACCGGCCGGCCGGCGACCATCAAACAATTTGAGCGACAACTGCGCGATGCGTTGTCGCTGTCCCGCAGGGAGGCGGCAGCAATCGCCTCCAAATCGTGGCCCATCCTGCGTGATGCAGAGGACGGCAACGGGTCCGATACCGAGGACGACGGTCCTGCGGTCGCGGCGAACAACGACGACCAGACCAGACTGCGGAGCGCATTGCTCCGTCGTTTGATCGCGCAACGGATCGCGGTGCAGTCCGCGATCGGGGTATGACCATGAATCGTATCGACAACCTGCGCGCCCAGATCATCGCCAACGCGACCAAGGCGCAGGACATTCTCAAGAGCGACGATTTCGACCCGGCCGAGGCCGAGAAATTGCTCAATGACAACGAGGTGCTCGAGCAGCGCATCAAGGCGCTGAGCCGTCTCAACGGCCGACCGGATATGCTCCCGTACGGCGCGACCGCCAAGGTCGACCCGGCCGAGCTCGACGCCTCGGACGCCACCAAGGCGTTCGGCCAACCGACCAATGCATCGAGCGTGTTCGGTGGCACCCGCCGCGAGGCCAACCTCAAAGCGTACCGATTGGGTATGTGGTTCCTCGGCGCTGTCTGCGGCAATGCCAAAGCTGCGCAGTGGATCGCTGACCGCGGCATCAAGGACCATCTTGAGTCAAACAACGCACTCGGCGGCTACCTCGTACCCGAAGAGTTTGCGGGTGAAATCATCAACCTCGTCGAGCAATATGGCGTGTTCCGCGCCAATGCCCGCGTGGTCTCGATGTCCAGCGATACCCGCGTCCAGCCCAAGCGCAGCGCCGGCATCACCGCCTATTTCATCGGCGAGGGCTCGAGCATCACTGCGTCCGACAACACGTTTGACAACGTCCGCCTGACCGCGAAAAAGCTCGCGGTGTACACCCGACTCAGCAACGAGCTGAACGAGGACGCGGCGGTCGATCTGGGTGCGTGGGTCGCGCAGGAGTGCGCCCGCGCGTTCGCCCAGAAAGAAGACGAATGCGGTTTCGTTGGCGACGGAACGTCGACCTACGGCGGCATCGTCGGTGCCACCGAGGCGCTCAAGGCGATTTCCGGAACCGTCACGCAGATCAAGGGTTTGCAAGTCGGCACTGGCAATCTGTACAGCGAATTGGTGCTCGCCGATTTCAATGGCGTCGTGGGGCGTCTCCCGCAGTTCGCCGATACCGCCAACGCCGCCTGGTACGTCAGCCGCACGGTATACCACAACGTCATGCGCAAGTTGGCCGACGCCGCATCTGGCAACACCAACGAGACTCTGGCGATGGGCATCAACCGCGAGCCGATTTTCATGGGCTACCCGGTCCGCATCGCTCAGGCCATGCCGTCTGTCGAGGCGAACTCGCAGGTCTGCGCGCTCCTAGGCGATCTGTCGCAGGGTGCGTTGTTCGGCGATCGGCGCGGCATCGGGGTCTCCATATCGGAACATGATGCGTTCCAAGCCGACGAGCTCGCGCTGCGGGCCGTCAGCCGATTCGACATCAATGCGTTCGGCGTGGGCGATACGTCTGCCGCCGGCCCGATCGTCGGTCTGATCACCAAGGACAGCTAGTTTTGACAATGCCGGCCGGGTCGCGAGGCTCGGCCGGTGGAGGATTCAATCATGGTTTCTGCACAGGCCGTCCGCTATTTCAACATCACGCCGCCCGCGGCCATTGTTGACGCTGCGGATTTCACGACCAACGTCATCGACACCGTCGCCAATGGTGTCAAATTCGACTACCTCACTGTCGTTGTCCAGCTGGGCGCGACCGACATCGGATTGACTGCGCTCAAAATGCAGCAGTCTGATGCCAGCGGCAGCGGTATGGCCGACATCACCGGCACCGTTGGCGGCACCGATTTTACGTTGCCGTCCGCAACCGATGACAACGGATTCGTTGTTTTCAACATCGACCTGCGTGGCAAAAAACGGTATTTCGATCTCGTCGCGACTGGCGGCAACGGCACGCTCGGCACATTCATGTCGGCCGTCGCCATCCTGTCACGCGCCAAAATCGGCCCGAATTCGGCGACTGACAGCAACGCGCTCGCAGTGGTGACTGTCTGATGGCACGGACCCGCGCACAGACCGCCGAGCAACTGGCACCGCTCTGCTCTGCCGAGCTGTACCCGACGCTCTCGTCCGACGATCTCCTGCGGATCGTCGACGGGGCTGTGCGCGGGTCTACCCATGCGGTCGCCACGGCTTACGCCGTCGGCGACCGTGTGGTGCCTGCGACTCCCAATGGTCGCCTGTACCGGGCCGTACGCGCCGGCACTAGCGCAGCGACCGCACCAGACTGGGCGACCGAGCCCGGTCTGCAATACACAGGCCAACGCTACAGCGACGGCGACGACCTGCTCTGGGAGGACGACGGGCCCGCGCCGGTCGAGATGTACGATCTCAAGCTCGCCGCGCAGAGGGCATGGCTCGAGAAGGCCGGCCGAGCCGCCGCGGATATGGCCGTGAGCGACCAGAACAAATCCGTGCAGCTCCAGCAGGTGCACCAGCATTGTCTCGAGATGGCGACCCGTTATCGCCCGATGGGGATCTGGTGATGATCCCGACCGATCTCCTGACGCACATCAGCGGGCGCATGGCATCGATCGTTGCAACAGAGACCGTCGACATTTACCGGCAGGTCACCGACAGCGACGGCATGGGCGGCATCACCGTATCCTGGCGCAGGGTCGGTCACGATATCCCGGGTGCCAAAACGTACAATAGCGGCGACCATTCGCAGGTCGGTGGTGCGATTCTCCAGGAGGGCGAGTGGACATGGGCTCTGCCGATCGGCACCGACATCCGCACCAGCGACGAGCTGCGGACAGACGACACCGCGTGGACGGTCATCGGGACCGACTCGCATCGATCGCAACCGCTGATGTTGACGGTGCGTTGCAATCTGGCACAGGACGGTCGAGCATGACACCGCAGGATACGCAGATCGCGTGGAACGTTGCCGCCGGCGCGGCTGGTGGGGCCGTGCGCCACATCGTGCGATTTCTGGCCGACCCGAAACGACGCTGGCCGGCGCTGGTGGCCGGCACTGTCACCGGCACGTTCTGCGCCACGTTTCTCACGCCGCTCACCGCCCATGCGATCGGCTGGTCCGACGAGCCCGCGAAAACGACCGGGCTCGCGTTTCTCCTGGGCGTGATGGGTATGGAGGCCGTCGAGCTCCTGCTCATGCGAGTACGCAAATCGCTCGGTACCGAGGACGGCAAATAATGCTCCAGATGCTGTTCCCGCCGAGGTTGTCGCAGGCGCTCGCAGGTGCGGCTCCTGCGGATGTGACGCTGGTAATCGCCGCCGCGAACCAGTTGATGGGCATCGGCTTCATCGCCGAAAAATCCATGACCGTCAAAAAGGTGGCGCTGCGATTCGGAGCGATCAGCGGCTCCGCGAATGTCATTGTCTCGATTTACGCGACGCTTGCCACCGACGGATCTCCGACCGGCACCGCAATCGTGCAACAGACAATCGCGGCAAATACCATCACCGCGGATGCCTGGAACGAGATCACGTTCACGACCACCGGCAACATCACGATGGGAACACGGTACGTTATCGATGTTCGCGCCGCGGCGACGTTTGCAACGACGTCCGTGGCGCTGGTGGCGGGCAACACCAACTACAATGATGCATCGTTCCTCCCGTATTCCTACGGTACAGTCACCGGCACGACGACCTACACGCCATCGACGACGAGGTTTACCGAGCAGTTCGCGATCATTGACAACAGCGGTACACCGAACTGCATCGGAGGCATGGGTACTGCCGATACAACGATTCCGCTCGGCGGTTCGGGTACTCCCGTTCTCGAGGCGGGCAATCGGTTTAAGATCGCCAGTTCGATCTGCCAGACATACAAGGTGACCGGAATCCGCGTGACTGCCGACTCGAGCGCGCAAACGACGCCCAATATTGTGGTGTCGGTCTACAACTGGTCGAGCGGCAACAACTCGACGGCATTGCAGCAGGACACGTTCGGCCCATACACCAACAACATCACGGGCAGGGCCGTGGCCGATTATTTTTTCAGCAGCCCGGCGACATTGTCCGCTGGGTCCGAATACATTGCATCGATCGGTTTGTCCGCGACGAGTGGCACCACGATCATGACGGTGGGATCTAATTCGGACGCTCCGAACGCATACAAGCCGGTACTCTGGGACCAGACCAACGATTACAGCTACGATCGGGTATCGAGGACGTCCTTAACCGGATCGTGGACTGCAACGACCGATTCGATCGTATCGTTGCAACTGATCATCGAGGTGGTATCGTTCCAGAGCTCTGGCGGCGGGCTATTGGTGCATCCAGGCATGACCGGAGGAATAAGAGGATGAGCAAGCGTTGGATCAAGGCGGGAGTGACGGATCAGACGATCGATCTGTTCATCCTAGATTCGTCCTCGACAACTGGAGCCGGTCTCACGGGATTGACCTCGGGCAGTTCGGGCCTGACCTGCTATTACCGCAAGGGTGCTTTCGGGACCGCCCAGCCGCTCACGCTGGCGAGCCAGACCGTGGGTGGCGCTCATACTGACGGCGGTTTCGTCGCGATCGACGGGACCAATATGCCGGGGCTTTACCGGCTGGATCTCTCGGACACAATGGTGGCCGCCGAGGGGATGCTCACCATCCTGCTCAAGGGTGCCACGAACATGGCCCCGGTTGTGGCCGAGCTGGAGATTGTCGATATCGACATCTACGATTCGGTGCGTCTAGGTCTCACGGCGCTGCCGAATGCGGCGGCCGAGGCATCCGGTGGTCTGGCGACACTCAGCGCCGCACAATCGAGCAACGGCACGATCCCCGTGAACCTGAAGACCATCGCGGGACAGACCGCGAACGCGGCGGCTGCGGTGACGTTCCCGGCATCGATCGGCACATCGACGCTCGACGCCGCTGGAGCCGCCGATGCGGTCTGGGACGAGATCCTCTCGGGGCACCTCTCAACCGGCTCTACCGGTGCGGCGCTTAACGCGGCAGGGTCGTCAGGAGATCCCTGGACAACATCGCTGCCGGGTGCATACGGGACAGGCACCGCAGGATACATCATCGGCACGAACCTGGACGCTCTGGTATCCACCCGGATGGCCACGTTCTCCCTTCCGTCCAACTTTAATTTGTTGTCCATCAATCTCACGGGGCAGGTTGTCGCATCGTCCGTCATCGGCGATGTAACACTCGCCAACAATAACGTCAACGCCAACACCGTATCGGATACTGCGGCGCAGGAGATCGCCAACGCCGTATGGACCGCAAACATTGCGCAGAGCTATGCAGTAGGTAGCGTCCCAGCGGCAAACTGGGCAAACAATACATTCGGCGACCGGGTGGTCATCAGCGACTCGAACAACCAAAACGAAGTGGCGATCACCGGGTCCAACCACATCGCCGCGGACATCCATGAAATCCAATCGGATGAAATCATTGACATTGCCCAAGGCGTGTTGACGGAGGCGACATCCACCAACACTGCGACATATGCTGTCGGAGACGTCGGCAACGTGCTTGGTCGGCTGGTCAATATGATCGCCGCGGATGGCGCTGATTTCCAATTCACCGCGAACGCTCTGGAGCTTGCTCCTTCCGGTGGCGGCGGCGGTGGTACGACGTTTGTAACGGGGAACCTGCCATACCGCGTCAAAGCTGATGAGCAGTTCCCGGGCGGGGTGGTCGACATCAACATCGGCACGTTGATGCGCCTCGATCTCCAGATCGTCGATCGCGACGACAACCCGATCAACCTCACGAGCGGCACGGTCACAGTCGGCGTCCGAAACGCCAGCACCGGCGCGACAGTCGGCACCGACCAGAGCGCGACACTGTCGCTGGCCCGGCTGGGATATATTTACGTCGACACTGTGGCAGACTGGTCGGCGACCGCCGGCACATACCGCATCACGGTGTCTGCGACACTCGGCAGCGACGTCATCGTCGCCGGCCCGCTACAGCTGATTGTGAGGACCCGCTGATGGCAATACTGCGTGAGGGCCCGTGGCGGATCTACCAGTCGCCCGAAACGTGCGGCGATGATGCGTCGGTCATCGACACATACATCGGCGATGCCCACGAGTACGAGCTCGAGGCGCGCGCCGGCGACGGCACAGTGCTCGATCTCACGGGGTACAGTCTGTCCGGTCGCGTCACCAACGCCAGCACCAATGCGATCGTGCTCAACAACCAGACGGTCGTCCTCGCGTACGCCGCCGGGGGGCGCATGACCTGGACACCGTCGACGGCATGGGCGACTGCCGGTACATACCGTTTGACGGTCTCGGCGACGGCCAGCGGCGAGGTCGTCATTTTCGGGCCGCTCGTTATACGGGTGCGTGCGCGATGAGGCTCGACGTCACCATCAACACCCGCGGCATTGATATGACGACGGTCAATCTGACCAAGCTCGATCAGATCGTGCGGTCGATGGCGCTCACGACACAGGCCAACGCCGTCGCGTCGATGACCGGTCCGAAATCGGGACGGGTGTACAAACGCGGGCGTCGTCGTCGAGGCGCTGCCACGGCCGGCAAACGACGAACCAAACCGCGACTGCATCGGGCATCGGCACCGGGTGAAGCGCCGGCGCGCGACACAGGTACGCTGGCGAACGCCGTGGGCATCCGACAGATTGGCAACATGAGCTGGGAGGTCTACGTCAAATCTCCTGCCAGCAAATACGCTGCGGCGCTCGAGTTTGGATCGCCACGCCGGCGTCTGGCACCGCGCCCGTTCATGCGCCCGGCGCTCGAGCGGGTCCGCAAACCATTCGTTGCGGCCATCGAGCGTGAGCTGTTCGGAGGGTTGTTCTGATGGCAGTCGAGGCGCTCATTATCGAAAACTGGCTGTTCGACACTCTGTCGGCCGACCAAACGCTCGCCGAGGCGTTGGCGACCGACGGGCGGGCACCCTTCCACCAGATCGGCGTTTACAGCACGATTGCCCCGCTGGTCGATCCGCGCACGGGCAAACCGCCGGCGACGCCGTACGTCGTGTACAGCAACGAGGGCGTGGCCGGCGACGACGAAATAGCGCTCTGCGGGCAACGTTATATGTCCGATCCGGTCTACCGGATCACGGTCTGGGACAGCGTCAAAGGCGCGGTTTCCTGGGCGAAACTACAGGCGGTCGCCGACCGCATCGATGCGCTGGTGGACAACCAGACGCTGGCAACCACGCCGCCCGCGTGGGGTCGCCGACTGTCGGCCTCGACCGAGATCGAGGTCGCAAACGACGGGCTGATCGATTACGGGGTCACCCAGCTGTATCATTTTCGGGTCAAATCCAACGCAACCTAATCGGGAGTAACAACCATGCCGACACCGCTACTGGCGTCCGACGCCACACTCAAAGTCAGTTTCGGGACCGACGCCCAGACGGGCGCATCGCCCGTCCCGGCCACACCATCCAGCGCCTACCAGTGCCAGGCTAAATCGCTGCGCGCCAGCGTGCAGGCCAGCACCATCGATCTGTCGGTGCTCTGCTCGACGATTGTCGAGACACTGGCCACGCGCAAAACGGGCTCGCTCGAGCTCGAGGTGTACATCGACAAAACGACCGGCCCGCTGTTCCAACCCAAGGTCGGATTTTTGTGCAAGGTCGAGGTCGACCTCGACGGTGCCGGCAGCGTCGGTGCGAACAAAATCACGTACAACGGTCTGGTGACCGACGTCGCCATCAACGAAACGCCGGGCGAGGTGGCGACCGAGAACGTCACGATCAGCCTCGGTGGATTCGGATTCAGCAGCGTTTTGTAATCGACGGGAGGACTGATGGGACTCAAAAAAATCGATGGGCTGGTGCGCGAGCGTCGGCCCGTCCTCGACATCGATGTGTCGCAATTTACCGGCGACGAGGGCGACATCCTGCGGTTCAGCGAACCGACTGCCGCGGATATGTTTCCAAATTGGTCGCTCAAACGCGAGCTCAAAATATCGTTCCCGGAATTCCCGTACGAGATGATTGATCAGATCGTTTTGTTGGGCAAAACCTATGTGCTCGACGATGACGATGACGAGGTCAATCCGATCCGCACGTTCGCGACGCTCGCGCGAAATCACCGCGACGTTTTTATCCATATCCTGGCGCGCCATTTTGAGGCGTTCCAACAGGCCGACATCGATCAGGGAGTGGCCGACGCAAAAAACGACTGACCGGCGTAGCAGGTGAATTTCTGTTCTACGCCGTTAATCGATTGGGACGTCATCCGAGCGAGTGCGATTTGACCATGAGTGAAATGTACGACGTCATCTGGGCCGGCCGCGAAAGCGACCGCGCCGAAAACTCGCGCTGGGAGGCGCTCATCAAATCGCTCGCCGGGAGGGTGTTGTAAATGCGCGCTGGTGAACTCAACGTCAAATTGTCCGCGACCGGCGGTGATCAGGTCAAACGCGAGCTCGACAAAACCAAAGATGCTATGCGCGAGACCAAAAAAGAGGCCGCCAGCGCAACCGACGTCATCGATGGTTTTGGGGCGGCGACGGGCGGGCTCGGGCCGGTCATCGACAATGTCGTATCGCGGGTCGGTCGCATCAGCAGTGCCATGGGCAGTCTGGGCGTAGCAGGTGGCATTGCCGTTGCCGCTGTCGGCGCATTGGCATTGGGTTTCGGCGCACTGCAATTTCAGGCATACAGATTTGCGTTCGACGCTCGCGACGCAGGGATGCAATTCGAGGCCATGCGCCAGCGCCTCGAGGGTTTGAGCGGATCGGCAGAGCGGGCGGCATCGATCCTGGCGGTCGCCCGACGCGAGGCCGGCCCGTCGATGTTTACAACCCGCCAGCTCGAGGAGGCATCGGTGATGCTGGCCGCCTACGGTATCAACGTCGAGCGCACGATCCCGCTGATCACCAGATTGGGTCAGGCGTTCGGCGCAGACACCGAGCATCTGATGATGTACGCGCGCGCGTTCGGGGAGCTGAAGGCGGGACAAATGCCAGAGCGCGAGGTCATGGCCCAGATGGGTGTGAGCCGGCGGGACCTGATGCGCGAGGGCATCCAGTTTGACAAATCG